TCGTCTAATGGTTGGAACTTCCTGTCCGTTAAGATAATCAACCTCTATAAAGTCCGTATCATCCTTATGTCCGATTAAGAACCAAGGCATTGTCTTTCCATAGCCTCCACATAATACATTGATAGTTGGCTCTTCCACAATTTCAATAGAGCTTGCATATCTAAACAATGGGTTCACCGCCTGCGTATTGCCGGATGTGTTAATTGTAGGGCTGTTGAATATTGTAAATATCTCAAATCCCATGCCGGAAGGAACAACCAATGTAGCCGGTCTTATGATTATTGCATCTCCGAACTCATCCACCTGATTCTGAAGCGCAATAATCATTTTCTGCATAGATTCCCTTGTTATTCCTGTTCCTGTTGTAAGCAGGTTTTTATGCATTGTCGAGAACAAAGCAGTACCGTCATGTATTGCCGGATTTTTTATCAAAACATTGTATACCTGCCTATTTATTGTCTTTCTTGCGCTTGCTGCATACTTTGCAGGTATTCTTGTCACAAGATCTATATCATCATTTATGAATGCCTGTCTTGTAAGTGTGAATTGCCTACCGTAAGTCTTCAATCTTCTTGTCGGACGCTTTTCATCACTGAAGGTATCGTGCTTAAGCTCTCCGCCCTCCGGCACTTCAAGGAACTCTCCTGCCGGACCTGCTAAATAATAGTTATCATTGGTCTTAAAATCCTTTAGGCTTCCCTTCTTAGTCCACCTGTCAAATGTCACGGATACAGTCTTATGACCTTCCACATATGCCTTATTGATAGCATTATCTAAGATTGCCGGGAAAGAAGCAGTTGGATTATAGAACTGTCTCTGAAGCATTCCAAAAAGTTCATCAGACGATCTGCGATTTAAACTGCTATCCCCTTCACCTGCAAGACACTCAATAGCCAAGTCACGAAGCGACATTCCCATCATCTGTCTTGAACCGTCAGCAGGCTTTTCAATGCTCATTCCACTCCTAAGTAACAGGGAATCTGCTGCCGCTGCCCTGAACTTATCTTCTGCAGTAGCTGTTACATCAACTCCTCTTGCAGCAACCGGTGCACCGTTTTTTCTCACATGCTCAAGAACTGCATCTCTAACCTGATCAATAGTTGAACCGTTATCAATATATCCCTGTGCCTCCATCCCGAACTCTCTGCACAAGTCATTTATCGAACTTATACGTTCCCTCTCCTGAGTTACAGCTCTCTGAAGGATAGTCTCTTTATCCTTCTCCCCTGTGTCAGGAACTGCTGGATCACCTTCTGTAGCGATCTCAGCTGTTAAAGAATCAATATCTCTTTGAAGAGCATCAAATTCCGCCTGTTCCTGAACAGTCAAATCCCTGTTTGCTTCTTTTGCAGCATTTACTATATCCTGCTGGCGTAAAAGCTTTGCTTGTATTAATGCTTTTTTGTTCATGTTGTTTGTCCTCCTTGTTTTAACCTTGTTTTATTTATTTGAAGTTGCCTTTTAAACCAAGATAAAGAGCGATTGTTTAAAATGTTTTTTTCTTCTTCAAACTCTCTACCTACGCCTACTGTAGGATCTGCAGGAACACTCACGATTGAAATCTCATAAGGTGTCCACTTCCTTGCAATATCACAAGGACCTGTGAACTTCCCATCTGCTGACTGCTTCCCGGGCATTACTTCTTCCCATGAATCTATCTGATAGCCTACCGACACCCCTTTTAGAGTGCCACTGACCACTTTTTGATAAATAAGTTCTGAAGATTCATCCGTATCAAACTCAATCTCTGCCATTCCACGGCCATCTTCAAGCCATGCCTTTGTAATTTTTCCTACTACAACATCACGGTTGTGATTAAAAAGCAAACATCCAATTTCCTGAATTCTTGTAAGATCTACAGCACCCTCTGAGTGATCAAGTATTTCCGTTCCCCAGAATCTTTGATATGGTTCTTCAGATGAAAAAGAGAGGATAAACTTTCGCTCATTCCCCTCTCCATCTAAAGCTCTTATACTGTTTTTTATCAACTCTCTGGTTGCTGTATCCTTACTCCTTTTTTGCACCGGCTTGTCCCTCTGAAGAATTCTCCTCTTCATCTTCATATAGCTCCTCCTTTGTTTTATTAAAAATCACACTGCCCATATCAATGCCAAAACTTTTAGCGTACTCAAGGACTTCTGCAATTTCTTCAATCTGTTCTTTCCAATCCCTGCCCTGTTCTGCAGCAATCTGTTTAAAGGTCTTTTGACCTGTATTTAATGCAATACGATTTGCATTGGCCTCTTTTTGTGGATCAATCCATTTTTTAGGTGCAATAATCCATGTATGCTCCAAATATTTATCTTTATTTCCCCAGAAATCTTTTACCATGATATTGCCTGAAAGCCATAATGATATAACAAATGTTTCATATATCTCATCCATTACTTCCATCAGCATCTCTTTTTCTTCCGCATAGGTCATTTCATCTTCAATGATTCCCTGCCTTGTAGAAGAATAATTACTTTCACTCATATCACGACTTGTTGCTTCATAACTGATGCCCTGTCCTGCACCAACAAGTCTTTGTTGAAGCTTTATATAACTTGCTGCATCTGTAGCCTGTCCTGCAGGGTTTACCACCTGTATTTCATCTCCTGCATTAAGTTCCTTAATCATTCCGGGTGTTATAGACTTTCCTTGGTAACCATGCAGTGCTCCCTGCCCTACACCAATTCCTCTTCCTATGCCTGTAGTAGGTATAGTTTTCTTTATAAACACTGAAAGGCAGGCTGCTATCCTCTCTTTTACCGATACAGCTACCATGAATTCGTTTGTATCACGAATTCTTGTGATCGTAGGACTCATATCGCTAATTTCCCTGATCTGTGAAGGCCTATGCTTTGTGTAAAGGAATATAACATCCTTTGCCTCAATGTATACAGGTGTTGTCAGTGCCAAACTGTCAACAGGATACTGCCTAATCCAATATCCGACAGGTTTGTTGTACTCATTCATCTCAATACCGCCAACCACCTTGTTACCTTGAACCTTTGGTGTCATATGAGAGTTATCAAGTTCATCCACCTCAAATGTCTGAAGCTTAAATGGCAGGAACCCGTCACTTGTATACCTCTTTACTATCAGAATTCCCCCGTCTATTTTCTTTCGTTTCATGCACATTCGCATCATCTGAGTAAATGATTGAGTCCCTGTCACATCACAGTTTTGCTTTTTACACCACTTTTTCCATGCCGCCTCTATGGTATCATTTAATTCATCATCACCTGTCTTTACCTGCAAGGTGTATCCGCCACCTATTACATTTCTCTTATAAGCCCCTATAACGGAATTCATCATATCTGAATTCCTCTCTAAGTCCCTTGCTCTGGCTCTGACATTATCACGGCTATATTTATCAGTATACTCCGCAGACTGATTTATTACTCTCCAATTTGCATTCCCTCTTGAGTAATCACCTGCATCATAGCTCCTCATTTCCTCAAGATTTTGTCGCCATGCTTCTCTCTTCGCACCCCATTCAGGAGATATAAAAGAGATTAAATTATCTAACCAACTCATATTACCTACCTTCCGCTAAATATAGCAACATAGGTATCATCTAAAAGGTGATTTCCGCCCTCTGCCTGTATCTGTGCAGTCAAATCATTTTTCATTCTATAGAGCAACTCAAGATCAGCCCTTGTCATCTGTCTTGTTCCAATCTTATAAGATTGCCCACCCACAAGCACGGCATAGATGGCATTATTTACCTCACCAAGCATTTCGCTTGCCGTATAATTTGTTTCCATATCATTCTCCTTTATTCTCTGTTTGATTTGCTGTATACTTATTCATATAAATCAGCACGAGGAGGTTTATCATGTTAAAAAGATGCACTATAGATTTCTCTAAACTTAAAAAATCCGAAAAGAAGGCACTCATCCGCCTTTTAGAACCAATCGCTTACAGCGGTCTAAAATACGAAGACAGCTCTTCCTTATGTGAGTTCTTTATAGATGAAGTTCTGGATACTTCACATCTTGAGATCCCTGAGCATTCCTTCCCTTATCTTCATCTTTAGGAACAAAAATACAATAACTTGTATTCAGAGCTTTTGCATCGTAGATAACTTCAAGGCGAAAGCTCTTTTTTTCTTCCATAATTCTAAACAGCTTTTCTGCAAGAGTAAAAGCAGCCACAGTCTTTTCAAATCCCTCTGTCTTTATAAATCCCTCAGCGTGAAGTGTCTCGCCCCCCCCTGAAAATTTTTCAGGTTCAAAAGGTTCATATTTTCTTTCCATACTTTCTCCTTACACCCAATTTTCATTTCGTTTGATCCAGTTTTCTTCAGGAGTATACTGTGTATGTGTATCCTCACTCACACTCTGTGTATCCTTGACACTGTCCATAAACGATGCACGAATCTCCAGTACATCCGCAGCGCATAGAGCATAGACTTCACAATCCAAATAGTGATTGTCCGCATGAGAGGTCTTTGGTTTCCACTGTTGCTTCACCTGTCCTCTTCCATTCTTGATATTGACTTTTTGTTCTGAAGTTACCTGCCTTGCATACTCCTCATCACAGCCTTGATATACCATCCATGATCCTGTGCCGTTTTCTTTCTGCATTCTGCCGGCAATCATATCCTTGTATTTTCCTGTGTCTACAAGAACAAGATTCATTCCCTGTGCCTTGCTTCCGCTCTTATTTACCTTGGAAAGACGATAGTGTGACATCATCGAATTTGATGCACCCTTGCTCGGCAGAGCCCAGTCCGAATTAATTGCACAAAAATCGTACACTCTGTCAGTATCATTTCCGGAATCGATAAGAGCTAAAGCGACCACCATTGGCGTTCCGTCCGGCATACGGTACTCAAGATTCATGATCTTTTCGATATCCTTAAAAGAAGCTACCTGCCCATGGGCAATGTTCTGACTCGTCAGATAATCCCCCCACGCTCTAATCGTGTAATAGAGCGATGTCTCCTGTACATCCACACCTGCAGTGAGCACCTTCGTCCACTCCGGTACGACATATTCTTCATATTCCGTCTGTCTTGCAAGCACAATATCAATGCTGGTCTTGAGTCTTGTATCCTCCCAAGGCTCCGCAAGCCATGAGTTGGTGAAGTTTTGGAACATTTCCGGATCATCCTTAGTCGTTAAGAATTCTTTTACGACCTCCGAAAAGCGAACAAAGGGCGAATACAGCGTATTCATCCAAAAAGCTACCTTTCTGGCATACTTTGTATTTTCCCTTACGACTCTCCACTCTCCTTTTTTCAGCATATCCGGCTTATCTTTATCGGTCAGAATGCAGCCGCACTCTTGACAGACATATACAGCAAACTCTGCCCTGTCCGCATAACTCATTCCCTCTTCTTTCGGGAACCGTATCTGCTGCCATTTGAGTTCTATATACTCCCCACAGTGCGGACAAGGCACGAAGTAATGCTTTTCTATATCTGCCTCTTCCTTTGTTCTCCAGATATGACCTTCTCGAATCGTCGGTGTGCTTGTAATAAATATCTTCCGATTGTGGAATGTCTTTGTTCGCTCCCTTGCCAGACTGATTGGATCCGCCTCTTTTTTACTTGCTCCCGGATACTTATCTACCTCATCAAGAAACAGATATTTTACCGCTTTACTTGCAAGGCTCGATGGAGAGTTTGAACCGGCAAGGCTTAAATACATGCCGTCAAACTGCAATTCCAGTTTTAAGGAATTGTTTTCCAGGAACTTGCTCCTAAGTCCCGGAGCCGCCTTTATCATAGGCTGCAGTCTGTTTTCTGATATAGATTCAGCAAGCTTATCTGTAGGATAAACAATCATAGTAGGAGCCGGATCTTGTTGGATGATATACCCTACCATGTTTTGCAGGCACTCAGTACCACCTACCTGCGTTGGCTTCACATATACAATTTCCTCAGTTTCGTAATTATTAAACTCATCCATGATTCCTTGTAAATATGGAGTATGCTCCGTTCTCCACGGTCCCGGCATAGCGGAGGTTTTAGCATCCAATATCCTGTACTTATCCGCCCATTGCGTAACGGTTATATTTTCAGGTGGCTTTAAAAATCTCAGTGCTTCTTTCTGATAATTTGTAATCTCGAATTTACGGAACGGATTTCTTGCCACGCCTTTTCTTTTCCAATTCTTCATGGGTACAGCCTGCCACCACGAAGCCGTCCATCAATCTTATTACTTCTGAATTCAAATCTTTTTCTACCGCTCTAAGCTCTAAAGGATCACAATGACCAATGATTCTTCCGGTCAGTCTACTTGGCAAAGACAAAGCGAATTTTTTAAACGAGGTAAAAAAACGGATATAATCCATCTTTACCTCTTCGATATCAATATACTTTCCTGATGCTATCTCTGTCTTTAATCTATGCATTTCTCCTTGCGATTCCTTCAAGGCTATTTCTGCCTGCAGTTTCTGTTCCTTCAGCTCCATTTCTTTTTCCGACTTACTTTTCCCATATGCCTTGTCAGAAAGATATTTTATATATCGTTGAATTGTTGGAGCAAGTTCATATCTATTTCCCTCAGAGGTTTTTGTTGTCGCTATTATGCCTTCTTGTGTAAGCTGTTGAACTCTTCTGACTGATACTCCAAAAAGTGTAGCTATGACTTCCACTCGATAAAAGCCACTTTGTTGCTGTTCTTCTGCCATCAACCGTCACCTCCGGATATTTTAACTGCACTCTGCCCGGTATATTCCTCCCATCTTTTCACAATCACATCGCAGAACTTTTCGTCAAGTTCCATCAGGAATGCTGTTCTACCAAGTTGTTCCGCCGCCATCAATGTGCTTCCACTTCCTCCGAATAAATCCAGTACATTCCAGCCGGATTTACTGGAGTTGCTCATCAATCTGCCAATCAAGCTGATCGGCTTCATCGTCGGGTGAATATCATTCCTTGCAGGCTTGTTCTCATAAATAACCGTTGTCTGGTCCTTGTATTGATTCCTCATCTGCTCAATATAAGCAATCAGCTCACTCTTTTTCATCGCTTCAAGGTCAGCATCCTCTTCCAAAATCACAGTATCCTGTGTCCTGTCATTGATAAAATAATGTGCTGCTCCCTCTTTCCAACCATAAAGACAAGGCTCATGCCTCCATTGATAGTCCTGCCTTCCGAGAACGAAGTTGTTCTTTTCCCAGATTAGGCACTGAGCAAGCTTTAATCCTGCATCAAGGAATGCCTGTCTGAAGATATGCCCTGTGCTTTCAGCATGAAACACATAGATTGCCGCTCCCTCTCGCATCACCTCATAGGCACTCTGATATACCTGAAGCATAAACTGATAAAAGCTGGCATTGTCCATGTTGTCGTTTTTTATATGACTCAAGTTTCTATGCCCCTTGCCCGGCAGATATTCATCAAGCATTTGTGCCTTATCTCCATAGTTCACATTGTAGGGTGGATCTGTAATAATTAAATCTGCAAGCTCTCCGTGCATAAGTATTTCTACATCTTCCTGCGATGTAGAATCTCCACACATAAGCCTATGCCTGCCCAGCCTCCAGACATCTCCAAGTTTTGTTCTTGGCTCTTTGATTTCTTCCAAAACTGCTTCTTCATCAAAGCCATCATCTACTGTCTCCGGTTCTACAGACAACCTGTCTAAAAGCTCTGTTAAATCCGTTGACTCAAAACCGGTCAGCGAAATGTCGTAATCACCCAGATCCAAATCCATGAGCAAGTCTTTCAGCTTCAGTTCATCCCATTCACCGGTGATTTTATTCAGAGCAATATTGAGTGCTTTTTCTCTCTGCTTATCTAGGGACACAACCACAACATCGACTTCTTTCCAGCCGAGGTCTTTTAAGACTGCGCAACGCTGATGTTCCCCGATGATTGTCCCATCCTCATTGATAATAATCGGATCTACATATCCGAACTCCTCAATACTTCTCTTTATTTTCTGATATTCACTATCTTCTGGTGTTAGAGCCTTCCTCGGATTATATTCTGCCGCTGTTAAATCACAGAGCTTTCTTTTTTCCGTTCTCAAGTTCTGATTCATAGATCCTCCTATTGTAGATTTCCTTTTCCTCACATAAAATAAAAGAATCAGCATTGCCGTGCTGAAATCTTCAGGAAAGGAGTTTATGATGCAAAGGTATTTTATTGATTATTCCGGCTTGTCAAAGTCTGATGTAGACAAAATCAATGCTCAGTTGCAACAATACGCTATCTCTATGACAGATATCGTACCTGAACATAAGATTGAATTTGTTATCGCAGATGATCTGCTATCAAAAATTGATCTCCCAGAAAACTGCACACTCGCTAAGCAATAATTTCAATCAAAAAGCAAGGGCTTGTATTCACTCCGAATGCAAGTTTCTTGCTTTTTGATCTTATGATTTTTTCTTACCACTGCTCCTCGTAACGAAAGGCAAAATTATTTTTTAGTTTTTTGGGGGCAAAACCTGCGCCTTCCCCGCCCCGCATGTGGCCTCCCCCTCTGGTAGTACCTACCTTTTTTTTGATGCATTCAGTATTTTGTATTAAAAAAGGACATAGCACAGGTCTCCATCGACCTTATGCTATATCCCTTTCGTTATACTCCATGCTACTATAATAGCACATATAAAAGTCTATTTGTGTCTACTCTTTAGTCACTCTACCTTGTCTATCGCTCCTGTCTCTTTGTCTACATTGTACTCTGCGTACTTCTCTCCGGTGAACAGTTTCTTTGCGTCCTGCTCCTCGCCATCTATGTGTTCATATATCCTTACATTGATTTTATCTCCCGCACTTGTCACACAGGCTGTTGTGTTAAGCGTGTAGTTTACTATTGCATGTACTTCCTGATCACTCTTAAAATACATTTTATAATAATCAAGTACATACTCTTCCACTGATTTCTCTCCGGTAACCTTCGCAAGTCTCGCATTGCCTGTTGCATCGTTTTTCACATTGTCAGAAAATATTACATCCACCCCATCGATTGTCGCTGACTTCCCTGTTGTTTCAGTTTCTTTTTCTGAGTTGCTTGAAAGAGTTAACGACTCCACCGTCTCCTTTTTATCAGTTGCAGGCTTATCATCTCCTGCAGGCTTCTTTGCCATTATCCCTATAATACATATAACAATAATAGCAATTAAAATTACAGCCATCACATTTCTCCTTTTTTGATTCATACCATCCTCCTTGTATTGTTGTTGTGACTTCAACAATACCACCCTATGTTCCATAAAGTCAATACACTTTACTTGTTAGACTCTATATACTTTTGGAGAGTTTCCTGAACCTTAGCACACCCAAGTAGCATATCAATCCCTGCATTATAATAGTTATGGCAAGAAGCTTTTGAATAGCTCATTCTTGCAATTATAAATTTCCAAGGTAAGCAATCTATATGTCTATACTCAAGCACACTTCTCTCCACAGAGTCAATTGGTAGGAAGTCCATTACTTCCATCACAGCAAGCATTGCCCTCTGAACTTCCACCTGTTGCTTCATAATCCTATCTTCAATCTCTAATGCTCTGACTACATAGTCCTCAGTCTTTGATGTTGCGCATCCTGATTGGCCTACCGGCACAGGAGAATATTTTACTCCTTGCGTGCCGGACATTTCTTCTCTAAAGTTTTTAAGTCTAATTTCTAATTGTTTTCGCTTTATCTTCGCTCTGTAGTATTGACCAAGGTACTTTTTTAAAGTCACTTTCAACTCTTTATTATCAGTTTGCATTATCCTCTCCCTTTGCACCAAATTGATGCTTAAGCATACATTCTGTACACATACCTGTGTATCCTAAAATCTTTAGTACCCTTGCCTGTGGCATTTCAAAACACTTGCAATTGCACACCGGACATTGAAGCAAATTCCACCCTTTTCTGTCCATTGCCTGTAATCCTATGTTCTTAAGCAATGGCATTGCATATATTTTATTCTTACTTTCTGAGGTTTTATTCATCACCACACTCTCTTTCTAATTTCATCTTTCAAAATCTCTGCAACTTCCTTTACCGAAGTCACAACATATGCCCTACCACCTGCTCTATTTATCCAGTCAATTGTTTCTTTCTGAATCTTACTAAGCTTCCCAATAAATGGACGCTTAACCTCAAATCCATAATACAGTCCCCTTATTATACAAGTTATATCAGGAATCCCACTTACTGAATACGGACCGGCTGCTTCTTTCCACACGGCAGCCCCAGGAATATTTTTATTAATCCAGTCCATTATCTGCTTTTGGAAATACGATTCTTTTGGCATATGCTCCCTAATATAGACTTCAGCTTCGTACATGGTCTTCATTTTGTACCTTTGCATTATGTAATCCTTAAGCTCATCATAAGAGTTGAACTTTGTATAATCTAATTTACCATGAGTATGGTACGCTCTATGTATTGCAATATCGGCAGTTGGATCCTTATACCCTTCTCTGTTTCCCATGTTCTCTCCTCTTTTTTTGTCTCATAGTCTTGGCATATTCTATTACAATAACAGTTCTTAGCCCTTTTAATAAATCTTTTTCTAATACCATACGTGTCCAAGGCGAATGCTTATTATCATCTTCCTTGGCTTTTTCATTAAGCATTCCTAATATTTCCGCCATACTCATTGCTCTACCTCCTCTAAATACTTACTGTAAATTTCACTAATTCCGACTTTAACATCTTTAGCCAGTTCAACCACTTTATCCACATTGTATTCCTTAAAGATTAAATCACTGCACTGCCTAATAATCCCCTCATCCTTTTTCTTTTCGACAAATTGACTTATATCTTCCAGACATTTATATCCTCTTTCATCTTTAACAATCAGTAAGCCTTCTATAAGTATCTCATCTGTAAGCTCATCTGCTTTTTTCTTTATTTCATTTTTCAACCCCATGTAAGACTCTTTATACTTCGTCATTAGATCCTCTTTAGGGACATTTAAATCATTCCTCTTGAGTTTCTCTACAAGCCTTTTGAGTTCATCAATCCGATTTTTTAAATCCATTTTTACTACTCACCTATTTCTTACTACACACCTGCGAAAAACCTTAGGTGTGTAGTAAAAATGGCTCAACTACGCCGTTTGTAGGCTTACTACACACCTACACACCTAATTTTTGACATACACCTTGTTTTTTTTGCAAATTTGGTGACTAGGTATCACCACTTTCCACTGAAAAATATATTGGTATATAAATGTGTGTATAGGTGTTATAGGTGTGTATAAGTGTTATAAAGCCTTATTTTAAGCCATTCTTACTACACACCTAACTACACACCTGACTACACACCTAATTTAATTTTAAAATAGGTGTGTAGTAACTTCCGTTATATCCAATATATTTTAATGCTGATATTTTAATATTTTTATGCATTCATACAGTCACCAAATTTGCTCCAAATTTCTAAAATTGTGACCTTTTTTGAAATTTGGTGACTTCTTGATTTTGCACAATTTAATCAAATGGCAGCTCCATTTGCTCATTTTCAGGAACTTGATTCCATCCGTTTTCCATTGGATTTCCATTCTCATCTACTGCCGGCTCACTTTCCTTGACAAGTTTGCCAAGATGAAATTCTACAAATCGGCACTGCCTATTATTAAACCACTTAAATACCGAATTTTTTGTTCCTCCACTTTTGCTGGTCGTTGTTCCGATCAGGTTTTTATCTGCCAGATATTTCATAGTCTTTCTGGAAGAGTATCCTGCCTTTGTAAGTGCTTGAGTGAGCATTGATGGAAATATATACACTTCAGGTCCTTGTATAAGCCCTAGGCATGTTCCGTATACCCTTTCTCCGAAGCTGTCTTTATTTGAGAGAATCCAATCAATGATATATTGTGTGGCATTTTCATTGACATCACCAACATCTGCATCCATTTGCTCTTTTAGGATGTTCCTTGCCATCTCCTTTGCCCTTTCCCATGACTCAGGAGTTATCTGTAATGCTTCAGGATTGTCCTTAGCCTCTTTAGTATCAAATTCTCCGACCTCATATCTGTGAAGCCATTCCGAACCCTCAAACAGCCATGTATCTATAATTGCATCAGTTAGTGCTACTGCAGCAATTCCTGCTATATGCGAACCGCTCTTGCCTTTGCTAAGCTGATATACAAATTGCATCATCTCATCATATTTTGATGTTATGCTTCGCTCATCAGTATGCATTAACATCCCTATAAACGCCGGACCTGCCCAGCCGCAATTTATAGCCGATTGCTGGTGCATCATAGATGCTTCTCTTTCATCATCAAAGGGCCCTCCGTATATCTCCAATACTCTTGTACTTACTCCTGTCTGAGATGTCTCCGTTGACAGTGGCTCCTCACCTGTAGCAAGAGCAACAGTTCTCCATGTATGCATTGCCTGAATTCCGCCTGACTTTGCTCCTCTAATTTTCCCGGTGCCGGATGCTATCATATAGACAATCTTTTCAAGGCTGTTTTGGTTATTTCCTGCAAGCTGCCTCTCATCAATTCCCAAAGGCAGATCACAGTAAAAGCTTGCGGTCCTCTCAAGTCCTACCTGTGTAGCATTAAAATTTACCATCAACCTTTCAGGGTCTCCCCATGCAGAGAGTGCCGCCTTTAGTCCTGCAGTCTTTCCACCTTTAGAGCCTCCCCAGTTATATACAAAGAATATTCTCTGTTTAATTATTCTAAGAAGCGGAGCAGTAAAGCCTGCAGCTAAAATAAATCTGAACTTATCTCTCTTCCTATGTGGCCTCATCATCTCAAGCCAGTCTTTGAATGTACCGTTTTGACAGTAGGCAGCGGCAAGTGCCCTT